CTCATACAGGCAGATGTGAAAAGGATTGAAAAGCTTAAGAAAGAGCTTGAAAAACAAAGAGATAAAGAATGAGAATATGCGCTTTATTGATTTTATTATTAGCGGGGTGTCAAGACCGTTATCGTTATTTTTGCCAAGACCCTGATAACTTTGGTGCGCCGCAGTGTCAAAAACCGCGTTGTGAGTTTACCCAAGATTGTCCAGAATATCTCGTAGCCCCTGTATTGGAGAAGAAAATTGAAGGAATTACTACTGCTCCTGCTAACCCCCAACAACAGCCCGCGGTTAACTGCCGATGAAATAGAAGCCCGTACAAGGGCTTTTGTGGTTGTGATGGTAACTCTTATACTATTCTTTATAGTAGTTACTCTAATCTACAGCGTCATGTTTGTAAGCCAACCAATCAAAGCTATGGCTCCGATTGACCAAGCATTCACCAAGATGCTAAATGACATTGTGTTATTAATTGTGGGTGGTATAGGTGGCATTATGACTAAAGGTTTGACCAATGAGGCAAAGGCTATGATGGATAATGTCAAAGCTGGTAAAGATGCGTATGTAGCTCCAAAGGTGGAGACTATTATGATGGGATCAGGTTGGACAGCGCCGCCAAAGCCAACCAGTGGACCTACTTTAGAAGCGGATCATGAGCGCGAGCGCATGGCACAAGCAAGGGCTGAGAATGTTTAATCCCTGGGTTATTATTGGCGCTATTGCCACATTTATAGGAGTATATTTTTATGGACATCATGCAGGCTATCAACAACGTGTGGACGAAGATCAAGCAGAAATTATCAGACTTAATGGAGAAGCTCGCGCCAAAGAAGCCGAGTTAAACCAAAAGATTGTGGTTGCAAGTACGGCTTTACGAAAGGCAAAAGATGATATTAAATCCAAGCAAGATAGTATTAATTCTCGTATTGATGCTGGCGAGTTGCGCCTCCCGTCCAGTTGTGCCGTACAAGCCGATCCAAATTCCCCCACTGGAGATAGAGACAAGGGAAGCGAATCTGACAGACAGGCTATTAAAGATATTGTCTCCATCGCCGCAGAAGGGGACTCTGCAATCACAGACCTCAACGCCTGTATTGCCCAGTACAACAATGTTAGGGAAATAGTTAATAAAGGTGTGAAATGATCAGTCCAGAAAAACTCCACGCCCTTGGCATTGGTTCAGAATGGTCTGAGCCCCTTACAACTACCTTTACAACATTTGGATTAGATGATCTTAACAAGCAGGCGGCCTTTATTGGCCAATGCTCTCACGAATGCAACAAGTTTAAAACGCTAGAAGAAAACCTAAACTATAAAGCCGCAACGCTAGAAAAGCTATTTGGGCACAAGTTTAAGCCTGAAGAAATAGCTCTTTATGCTGGTAATCCAGTTAAGATTGCTAACAGGATTTACTCCAATAGGATGGGTAATCGGGATGAGGAGAGCGGAGATGGCTGGCTTTATCACGGGCGCGGTTGCATACAGTTAACTGGTCATGATAACTATTGGCACTTTGGACAAGCGGTAAACAAAGACTTTACAAAAGAACCGCAACAAGTTGCACTTCCAATGTATGCGGCGTTGTCTGCTGGGTGGTTTTGGAAGACTCATGGATGTAACGAATTGGCTGAAGCTAAGAACTGGGAAGGTCTTACAAAACGGATTAACGGCGGTACTTTTGGACTAAATGAACGCATTGAATTAACTCAGCACGCCCTTGCTGTTTTGGGTGGATAATGAGAAAATCAAAACGTAAACCTAAAAATGAACCAATGTGTAACGCCAAACCAGAAACTCCAGCACTTACCCACTCTTTAACGGTTGGGCATTACTTTACGACTGCCGTTTATACAGCAGAAAAGCCTGATTTTTTGGAAGCCGCCAGAGCAGTTACAGACGAACATATTAACAATGTTAAAGCTAATCAACAGCTTGATGAGATTTATCCAGTTAGGATGACAAATAACATTTATACCGATCCCAGATTAGCTGATTTTGTTAAGTTTGTTGGCGAACAATCTTGGTACATTTTATTCAATCAAGGTTATCGTATGCAGGATTTAAGTACGGTAATAGAGTCTATGTGGTGTCAAGAGCACTACAAGCATTCCCTTATGGAGCAACACGCACATACAAACCCAGTACAAATTGTTGGGTTTTATTTTATTGAATGTCCTGAAAAATGTTCAAGCGTTGTATTTCATGATCCAAGGGCGGGTAAAGTACAGGCCAGTTTGCCAGAAAACAATCCAGGATATATAACACCAGCGAGTAACAATGCTGGATTTAATCCCAAAGCTGGGCAGTTTTTCTTTACAAATTCTTGGTTAGCACATTCTTTTTCCAGGCACGCATCTGATTTACCAATTCGGTTTATACACTTCAACATGGAAGTTAAACCAACAATATATCAAAACCCAAAAGTTGAGATAGTGTGAAGTATAGGATAAGATTCAACAAGTCCAGAGGACAGCCTGGAAGAGGCACGTTAGATCATGCTTGGCGGGTTTTTGAGGGCGATAAAGAGTATTTGGTTAAGAACGTTAAGATTAATGTTTTTTGCTATAGCGAGCGAGAGGGTGAGGATTGGAATATGTGTTGTGATGGTACGTTAAAGTTAGACAGAGAAACATCGACAGCGATTATTGAATAATGTCATTTTTAAAACTTACTTTTAAACCTGGGATTAACAGGGAAAAGACTCAATATGCATCAGAGGGCGGGTGGTATTCGAGCCAGCTTGTGCGTTTTCGCCAGGGTTTTCCTGAAAAGATTGGCGGTTGGACGCAGTATTCAGCTAATACATTTCTAGGTGTTTGCCGTTCTCTTTGGAATTGGTTTACTTTATCTAACATTAGTTATATTGGAGTAGGAACAAACCTAAAGTTTTACATTACCAGCGGTAATTTTTATTACGATATTACACCAATTCGTACAGTTAATTCACTTACCAATCCATTTACAACCACTAGCGGGAGCAAGTCTGTCAAGGTTACAGATGCTAATAGTGGATTTATGGTTAATGATTTTGTTACGTTTTCTGGTGCAACGGCTGTAGGCGGTCTTACGCTTAATGGCACATATCAGGTTACAACAGTAACGTCTGGTACAACTTATACGATCACAGCGGCAACAGCGGCAACAAGCAGTGCTGGCCCTGGAGGCGGCACAGTATCAGCATCTTACCAGCTTAATACAGGACCAGCTTACGAAGTTGCATTTAATGGATGGGGCGCTGGAGCTTGGGGTGGAGGAACATGGGGTAATGGTAATACAGTTCTTCAGGCTTTACAGATTTGGAATCAATACAACTATGGCCAAGACTTAATTTACGGTCCAAGAGGCAGTGGACTTTATTATTGGACGGCGGCAAATGGAACGGGTACGCCAGGGGTTAACCTTAACACGCTAGGTGGTACGGTTACTATCTCTATAGGTTCTCCAGCGATTATTGTTTCTAACTTAACTTTGCCAAATGGAAGCTCTATTACGTTTGCAACAACGGGCGCTTTACCAACTGGGTTATTTACGGGTACTCAATATTATGTAGTTAACGCGTCTGGTACGCAGTTTAATGTGGCTTTGGCTCAGTATGGAACACCAATCAATACGTCAGGAACGCAGTCAGGAACGCAGTCTATTGCGATACTTGGGGATGTGCCAATATTCCAGAATAACATTATTGTGTCCGATGCGTCTCGGTTTGTTTTGGTCTTTGGGTGCAACAATGTTAATTCAGCGACTATAAACCCAATGTTGATACGTTGGTCAGACCAGGCTAATCCTTATGTTTGGTATCCATCTATTACCAACCAAGCGGGCGGTCAAACGCTTTCGCACGGCTCACAGATTGTAACGGTCATTCAGACTCGCCAAGAGATTTTGGCTATTACGGATGCGGCGGTTTATTCTGTCCAGTATGTTGGTCCTCCATTTGTTTGGGGAACTCAGCTTATGGGTGAGAATATCTCTATTATGGGACCGAATGCGGCAACGCTTGCGGCGGGTATTGTGTACTGGATGGGGCGCGATAAGTTCTATATGTACACGGGTCAGGTTATGACTTTACCATCTGATCTTCGTAGATTTGTATTTCAAAACTTAAACCAAAACCAAGCTCAACAGGTTTATGCCAGTACGTCTGAAGCTTTTAACGAAGTTTGGTGGTTCTATGTGTCAGGAACAGGCACGCAGATCAATGCATATGTTGTTTATAACTATGTTGAGCAACTGTGGTACTACGGGTCATTGGCAAGAACGGCGTGGTTGGATACGGGATTACAGTCATCTCCTGTTGCGGCAACGTACAACGGTTATCTTGTTAACCAAGAAAGCGGTGTTGATGATAATGAAACGGGTACACCAGCGGCTATGGATTGCTACATTACATCTTCTGAGATTGATATTGCTCAAGAAAAGGGTGAGCGGTTTGCTTTTGTAGATAAGTTACTACCAGACGTAACATTTACTGGGTCTACAGCGGGCACAACACCGCAAGCTACGATGACTATTTATCCTTTGAATGCTATGGGTTCAGGTGTAGGCACGCCAAACTCGCCGCAAGTTAACTATATAGCGTCTGTAAACCTTACTGAAGAATTTACAAATTATGTGTATGTACGCATTAGAGGCCGCCAATTGATAATCAAGATGGAATCCAACAAGATTGGAACAAATTGGCAATTAGGATCACCTTTGATGAGCATTAGAGCGGACGGTAGAAGATGATACCTGTTAACCCAATCCCTCCTAACCTGCCCTTTGCTCCTGATCCATATTCAAAACAATGGATGGACCAGTTTGAGAAAGTATTGCAGTTGTATTTTTCTCAACTTAATGCTATGAATGCAACAACAATTGGACAAATATCAACAAATCAGACATTGATTTGGCTGGGGGTTTAATGGCTAATTATCAAAACGTAACACCTAATCAACTTGGTCAGCAAGCCGTAACAACCAGTTATACGACACTTTACACTGTACCAAGTAACGTTAGAACTTATGTAAAACAAATTGATATTTGTAACACTACAAATGGTGCTTTAGGTATTTACATATCTTTAGTTCCATCTAATGGTACAGCGGGCGCTTCTAATGCTTTGTACTATAACCAATCTGTATCTGCAAATACAACACTTTCATATCAAGGCATACAAATACTTTTACCTGGTGCAACTGTGCAAATTAAGGGAAGTTCTACTGGTTTAACGGTAACTGCTAGTGGCGGTGAGGCGGTGTAAATGCTAAAATTTCATCTAAATTAAGGGGATAAGCATGGGCTGTTTTTTTAGCGGTTTAACAAGCGGGAGTTCGGCGATAGGCCAGCTTGGAAAAAGCGTGGGCATTTGTGGCCGTCAAGCTATTTCCAACCCTGTTGTAGATGCTATAGGAGGAGCCGCATTAGCTTATTTTGCACCAGAATTATTAGGAGCTGGTGGTTTAGGTGGATTAACTGGCATGGGTGTAGCGGCCAATGCTGGTCTTGTTACGGGTGGAATTGTAGGATTATCCACGGGTAACTTAAGTAAGGGATTAAGTGCTGGATTGGCAGGATGGGGTGGAGCTGGTATAGAACAATCACTGGAACAGTATTCAATTCCAAGCGCAAAAAATGCAGTTAATCCTTCAGTAGGTTATACCAGTACAGGTCAGCCTTGGGCAAGTAATACTGCCATGTCTTCCGAAGTTACTCCAGGTTCTGCGGTGATGAATCCTTCGGCATCTGGAGCCACTCCTTATGCATCTACGGCCACACCTGCCCCTGTTGCTAATGCTTCTGCCGTTACAAATGCAACTAATAACCCAAGTATGTGGCAAAAAGCTAAATGTTTTATTGCAACATCTTATGCTGAACATCCTGGTTATACAGTAGCCGCAGGTTTAGGTGCTGTTGCATTGGGAGCTCAAGCGCTGAAGAAAGCGGCTCAGCCTAACACAATTGCGGCGGCTACAAGCCCTCCGTCTAATGTAATTCGCCAGTATTCATATAATCCTTATACTGAAAAATTTACGCCTACAACGGTTACAAATGCATCCAACTTTGGTAGTTCTAGTTTTAATCCTGGTCAAGGTAACGCCAATGGCGGTATTGTTGCTCTTGCTAATGGTGGTGCTGTTGCTTTTGCCAATGGTGGTAGCTATAACAAACCAGTAGAGTGTGGATTTTCTGATTTAACAAGTAATTTACAAAGTGAATTAATTGATGCTCAACGTAATCAATGTAGAGCAGAGGAGTCTGGATGCTGGGGCAATCAACAAATGTGGATAACTAGGCAACAAGGCATACAACAACAACTTGATAATCTCTCAAATCCTAAAGGTGTTTTAGAGGATAGATCAAGTTATAACGGTTGTTATAACGCTTGTAGGAATGTTGCTCCACCTCCAGATACAACACCACCTACGCCAACTCCACCACCTCCAGATACAACACCTCCACCTCCAGATACAACACCTACGCCTCCAGTGCAACAAGTTGCACCCCCGCCAGAGCAACAAGTTGCACCTCCAGCACCTGGAATAACTGCATTACAAGATGTAAATAATCCACCTGTACAAGCGCCTCCTGCGTTTGTGCCGCCTACGCCTGTTGCTCCTCCAGAACCGCCTCCAGCGCCGCCTCCAGAACAGCCTGTACAGTCTCCATTTACAGGCGGTATAACAACGTTACCTGCAACGACAATTCCTAATCCAACGACACCTACAGAAATGCAGGTTCCAATTGGTCCTACAGCGCCTGCACCTGTGGTAACGCCTGCACCTGTGCTTCCTCCATCACAAATGCCACAAGCTCCAGATCAAGGGGTTGGCGGCATTACAGGACCTGGGGTTGTGGGTGGTGGTACAGTTATTAATCCAAATGGTTCTGTTACTCAGTCTCCTAAAATTCCTGGCATACCCGTAGGTGGTTTTACAGGTATTTCTTCTTTGTTAAATGCTTATCAAATGGGCGGCGGTAGTTTGGGTAATCCTATTAACGTTCCGACCACAATGGATCAGTTTAATACAGAATACAACACGGTTTCTGGAGATAGTAAGGCGGCTTATGATTTCCTTATGGGCAAGACAACTCAGCCTAGAGTTACAACAGCTTCTATACTTCAAAAGCCATACGCGGTTTCTGTAGGTGCTTCTAAGCTTGGCCCAGAAGGAGCATCAAACTCTTATCAAAGCCCAACACCTAACCAAATTACAGTTCCTTCTGATGCTAAACAAGTGCAGGGTTCTGTATATGTTTCAAACGGAACAAACTATTTATCAGATGGAACCATAG